GATTTAAAATACGAATTAACAATATCATATATATCCGCACTAATAGAATCTTCGTAGTTGTAAAAACTATCAAAAACTCTTACTGTATTGTCTAATTGTGTTTGTGGTCCGTCGATTATTTGTGCCATATAAATACCTCTAGTGTATTTATTAAGTACCAGGAGGGGCTTGTGGCTTTTTAGCAACACCCTTAAACATTGTTCCTAATGCATCATTAGTTTGTGTAATAACTGTTGAAGATGCTGCCGGGAAGTTGAACAATGTGTTTCTATTAGGTGTTCCCTTAATAGTATCTAATGCTAACCCAAGTGCATCTGATTTGGCAGCGGTTAATAAACTCTTGGGATTCTTAAATGTATTCAACAAATTACCACCGGATCTTATGGCACCTAGAATGTTAATGTTTCCATTGGCATCCGGAGTTAAGTCATCAATGATTCCCGTCGCAGTTTCAAGTAGTCCATTAGGTCCTAATATAGATGCATTTGTGCCTGGCATTGCAATAGGACTTAATGTTCTATCATAGTGAGCAACATCGCCAAATTGCTTAACGATCTCGCCGGGGTTGCGACCGTTGATGGCACCTGAATAATATTTTACAGTTTCATACTGAATAGTCATGTTATGTTCCATAGTACCTGATTCAGAATAACTATACGTATCGTGGCTAAAACTCTCAATGATAGGATTTACATATGTATACAATGAAAAATTGTGTTGATTGAAGCCGTATACATTGATAGTTCTAAAGAAAGATGGCTTTGATGAACCAATTACATTGCCTGTTGCCGGTGAAGTGCCTTCTCCGATATATCCCCAATCATGGCCGGTCGATGATACTGGATCATATATGTCTCTACCACTAGTAATACCCGGATTCATATCAGGGGTTGCGGCATCTTTGTAATAATATGTATAATAAGTATGCCAAAGTTTTCTTATCAAATCTTTATTATCATCATGAAATGTAATTGATATAGGATCGTATCTGATTTTAGTTTGTACTATACGTTTACGATTGTATTGATTTAATGTATGTAGGTCAAAACTATATTTAGGTAGTTGCACATTTTTAACGGCAAGACCAAAGTTTTTATCTTCTGCCAACGTAGGCCAAGATTTTGATGCTGGAATCAAGTCGGTATTGATGTCAAAGTATACATGGAATAAATGCTTAAACTTAGGAGCGTAAGCATAATTATTGGGCCTAAAGGTTTTACTTGCGTGAGTGTAGTCACGCAAGTAATCATTTCCAAAGAATCCTTTAGCTACATCAGTCAATAAAGACTTGAAAACGTCAGCCATTTTGATTAGCCGATGCCAGTAACCGATGTAGATCCACTTAATGCACGACCAACTGAAGTACCAACACCACTAGACAACGGAGATTGAACTGCATTATCAAAACGAATTGATAATTGAATTGTTACGGGTTCATTGCTCTTATAGTCCATGTTGTTGTAGTTAGCTGCCTTGATAAAGCATCCATACAATTCCCATGTTTCTAAAACATTAGGAACTAGTGTACCATTACCGCCATCCAATACTTCATAGTTAATTTGAAATTTGTAATCTCCACCAGTTGCGGCAGATGCTTGCTCTACAAAGTCAAATTGCTTTTGTAATTGTTGACCTACTAATTTAGAAACATTACCACCTGCATCATCACGCAAGTTAATTTGTGTTTCTGCCCAGGTATGTTTACCGGCTAAGTAAATTCTACTGTTATAGATATCGATTGTGGTCTCGTCAAACGTAAGACTTGGACGTTGAATATCCATAACTTGTTTAGTTAGTTCTTGAGTAGAACCACCAACTCCAAAGTTAATGAATAATGCTCTGAAACGATATTGTAGTTTCGGCATTAACAAACCTTGCGAACTAGGTGTGCTATCTGCTCCTACTGTCATGTTAAACAATGATTGTGAGGCTATTGCCATTTTGTATCTCCTATATAATTATTTATCTTAAATAACTCCCCGTTCCCGGGGAGTTATTTTTTTAGCCTTGACCTAATGCCCCAGTGTTCAATAGACGAACTGGGATATAGATGAATTCTGCTGCCTTAACAGGCTCAATAGCAATATCAATCCACAATTCATTTCTATCAATACGAGAAGGAGTATTGTTACTAGAGTCGCAAACTACCAAGTAGTCATACAAGCCGCGTTTAGCAACTAGGTCGATAAACAATGATTGTACTACACCTGCAATTTGTTGACGAGTTAACGCATCATTTGGTTCGAATATGAACGGACGAGCCGCAACTTGTAAACGTTCACGGATATAAGCTACTAAACGAGAAACGTTAATACGATCCATAGCACTTTGTGTGTCTTGTGAATTCTTATTACCATAGTTCAATAATCCGACACCTGTGAAGAATGCGATTGGGTTGATCTGGTTAGTATAAAGAACATCACGAATACTCATACGATTCTTAATTACTTGGAATTCACCAGTAATTGAATCTAAGTAACCAATGTTTGTAGCATTGTCAATGTTACCACGGCGTACGCCAGCTGGAGCTAACCAAGGATAAGCAATAGTATCATTACGTAACAATGCACGTAGCATCATGTGACTTGCAGGAACAACTGCAGGAGAACCAGATAAATCTGATGTAATGCCACTTGGATAGAATACACCCAAATAACTATCACGTGTTACCATACCATCTTCACCACTAGATGTTGCAAATGCCGCATTAGTTGCCCAGTTGGTCAATGCAGTAGCTTGGTCAGATAAACGCAACGGTGTGTCACCTACTATATAACCTGTATTATGACGGTCATTGTTTAGTGCAACCATATCGGGCATCAACTCTGGATAGCCAGGACAAGCAATTAAGTTAAAGAAGTTGTCTTCTTCACGAATTGTTTGATTAGTACCAATTGCCGATTTTAATGCTGCCACAACCATAGCACGTTGTGCTTTACGGCCCATGTACGCTGAACCATCTGCCTTCAATCCACTAGCACTTACCCATGCATGACTTACTAAAGGTAAGTTACCATTAACTGCTGGGTTTGATGGGTTATATGCACCTGCGTTAGGGAAGTCTTTACCAGTAAAGCGTTCTTTTACAAATCTCTTTACATTGTAACCCGAACGGCGTGTGTTGAATAACAACATACCCTGTGGATATAATGCTGGATTAGGTGCATCTAAATCTAAATAATTGCTAGTTAACAAACTAGAAATTGTCGGGATCGGATCTTGAACTGGGTCTACAGATCCATTAGTTGCCCATCGTGCATCCTCAAAAATAATACCTGACGAACTAACTTGGTCAGTCTTGTCAATTAGTACCCACTGTGGTACTCCTCTAACAGCCTTCCAACGATAAATCATTGGATAGTTTTCTAAATCACCTGAGTCAATCCATAAATCACCGTACTCTAACGGTGTACCATCATCTTGACCTGTTGTTGCACTAGGCATTGTTGGTGAAATGATAGGACCGGATGCATTAGTTTGTCCTGCACCACTATTTGAACCATTAGGATGACCTGAATCATCATAAGCGGCATTTCGGTAACCAATCCATTGTGTTCCCTTTTTAACCATAATGTCAACTTGAGTAGGTGTGCTATAGAACCAATGCTTGCCATCTGCTGGCATTACAACTGGTGCGCCCTCGTTAGCAACATACTCTAGAGGTACCCAATTCGACAATTGAATAATTTGATAGTCAGAAGGGATACCTGAGTGAATAGTAACTTCAGTAATAGCTCCGCTATTTACAGCAGTTACGTTTAATATTAGGTCGTTAGCTGGACTAGTTCCAGCTAGCTGGTTACCTGATATTGTAACTTGATTTCCCACGATATACCCAGATCCACCGGCATATATTCCATTAACTACATATCCATATCTAGTTGAAATAATACTGAACTCTGCTAAAGAGCCGCCGCCGGTAGTAGCAGTAGCATCAGCGTTGTCGTTTATAAACGGCCAATGTCCCACATTATTAACACCAGTAGTTACACCATCGATGATTCCTAAATTAGCTAAAATAGGAGATTCAACACCAGTAACTGAATTCCTAGTATTAATATAAATCTGTCCACCTAGTGTGTGAGAGATTTGTATTGTATCTGCTGAAGTTTTTGAAATAGTCGTATAAGGAATACGTGCCGCTTGCCAATCAGTAATAAATGAATCCAGAGTAGTGCTACTATTAGTGAAAGTGTAGACTGTACCTAGATTTTGCCAAGATTGAATAGATGATCCAGGAGTAGAAACAATCACATTAATTTCATTACCTGAAGTAATAGTAGGTGATGCAATTGATCCAGTTATTACTGTAGCACCTGCCGCCAATCGTTTCCACAATACAAGAGCTTGTGCAGGATTAACTTCATCGGGTGATTGAGCATATACTGTATCTTTAGGAATTGATGCACCACCTGAACTATCTAGTGTTGATGTTGCAACCTCCATTGTACGATATACCGGAGCATTTACTGTAGCATAAGATCCGGTTGCGACACTGTACTTAGATAAGTTAAGATTTAAACCATTTCCTGCAGAAGAAGTCTTTAACCATACTGAACCAGTTGGGTGCGGTTGATTTTGACTACTTGTCCATAAAGGCATTCTAGCACTAGTGC